AGTCGGTAGTGTATCCGGGCAGGATGGCGGCGATGCGTCGTGGGTCTCCGTACTGTCCATTGTAAGGTGGTTGGATGGTGACAGTCGGCCATGTGGTGATAGGGTAGCGGGCGAGTCTCCAGGCTTGGGCGGGGTCGCGTTTATGCCAGGCGTGCCAGTGTGCCCAGGAGGTGCGGTAGTCGTCGGGGTTGGCTAGTGCGCGTAGGTATGGGCTACTGCGCCAGTCGGCGAGTAGTCGGCGGCTGTCCGGGGAGTCGTCTAGCCAGAGGCTGACGTACCATTTGTGGGAGTCGTCGGGGGGGATTTCGGTTTGCTGTGTGATTTGGTCGGTGATGTGGTCGATGCGGTCACCGCGGGCGTCGATTTCTCGGCGTGCATAGTCGGGGACGTCTCGGTCGTCGGGTGGCTGGAGGGTCAGGGCCAGGGCTAGGGTGAGGGCGATGGTGGTCATTGTGCGGTCTCCTTATCGGGGCAGGGGTGGTACGGGGTCGTAGTCCAGGATCACTATCCAGCGTCCGCTAGCTTCGTGCAGTTGCCGCAGTTGGGCGGTGTTGTACGTGTCGATTTTGTTGGGGGTTCGGTTGTCGCAGATGTACCAGGTATCGCTGCGTGGGTCGTATCCTACGAGCGTTTGGAAGTGGCGGGTGGCGAGTCCCAGGGCGGCATATCGGCCGGTTCGTGCTGCCCAGCGTGCCCAGTCGAGGGTAGGTTGGCCGGTGATTTGCCATAGTTTTATGCCGCGGCGGGCGGCGTAGCTAGCTACTCGGCTTGGGCCGGCTCCTCCGCGTTCGGCGGGGCCGTGTTCGGTGTCCCACAGCAACGTATAGGCGGGTGGGACGTCTTGCCACAGTCCGACCATGCCTATGCTGCATTGTACGCAGGAACCATCTGGGTTTCGGTACCATGCGCGTTGCTCGGCGGGTAGGTCCATCGTTACGGAGGCGGTGGGGGTGGCGGTCCCAAGTAGTCCCAGAGCGGCGATAATCGCAAGTGCGTGCGCCAGTCGGTTTCTCGGTACTTTGGGCGGACGATCCATTTTGGGTCGGCTCCAGGTGTAAGGGGTTTGCCGGTTCCGTCCAGTAGTCCTAGTGTTGGTCGGCCGGTGGTGTCGTCGGTGAAGGCGTGGTATTGGCCGGTATCGTCTTTCCATCGTGGGCCGTGGTCCAGTATGTGGTAGTCCCAGTAGTCGTCGGTCCCAGGTTGTAGGGCCGTTGGGCTAATTTTAATTCGTAGTCTTAAGGTGGCTAGTTTGCGGTGTTTGGCTGGTTGTATTTCGAGGATTTCGAGGAGGAGGGAGCGATAGCGGTACGGTTCGTAGCGGTCGGCGTTTAGCGTTAGGTTGTCTTGTTCGGCTTGGTCCAGTGTGGGGGCGTCGGCGGGGTCATATTGGGCGGTGGCTTCGACGATGAGGATCGATTCGGTTCGTGGCGGGGGTGGGACGTAGGCGTCGCCGGCGCTGTTGGTGAGTCGGCCGGTAGGGGTGGGGTCCGCGGGGGAGGCGTAGTAGAGTCCGTCGGTGATGGTGATTAGGTCGGTGGTGATACGGTCGATGGTGGTGGTGGTACTTTCGAGGGTGACGGTTGCTTCCCAACGGCGCGGGGCTATTTGCCGCAGGCTAACGTCGGCTACTCGTCCGTGTGGGGTGTTGTCGCGGTACTTGGGGAGGTCTTTGTGCTTCAGCAATTGGTCGGCCAGGGTGAGATTGGGCGGGTCTGGGGTGTCGGTGTCGGCGAGTAGGACGTAGCGTAGGGTGGTGCGGCGCTCGCGGTCGGCTACGTCGCGGGTGTCGGCTGGTAGGGGGCCGATTAGGTGGGCTTTTGCGTCGGGGTCGTAGGGCATGGTGTTAGTCTATCGTGGCTAGGGCCAGGTCAGCGTCTAGCAGTGCGCGGCGTATTGCGGCGAGTTCGGTAGCGATTGCGCGGGAGTTGGCGATGATTTCGGCGGCTTCGGGGGTGCCGCGTTCTGCGGGCTTGGGTCGGAGTCTCTCTATTTGGTCGGCTAGTCGCTGTATTGCGGGCGTGGCGTATTCGGCCGCCAGGGCTACGGAGTCTAGGGCGCGGCGCATGGGGGTAGTGTCGATGTGTAATCCGAGGCGGCCGCGGAACCATTGGATGGTTCGGGCCAGGTTGGCCAGTGTGGAAAATAGGGTGCGTCCTAACCAGGTTAGTAGGTCGGCTAGGGCTAGGATACCGTCTCGGAGCAGGTCGAGTGTCTCCGGTGTGATGGCTTGGGCTAGGGCGAATTTCCAGGTATAGGCTAGTTCTGTGAGCGCGTCATTGAAGCGTTCAACGGCTGCGGCTTGTTCGGGGCTTATTCGGATTTGTCGGCGTGCGGCTACGTCTTGGGCTTGTTGCAGGGTGGCCGGGTCAAGTAGGGTCTCCAGGGTTGCGCCGGCGCGACCGAAGAGGTCGATTTGGGCGCGGATGCGCTCTTCGGGGGCTAGGCGGCGCGTGGCTTCGGCGACGGTGTGTAGCTGCTCTAGGATGGGCTTTCCGAGGAGGTCGGCGGCGCGTATGCCCAGGCGTTGGAAGAGGGCGGCAGTGTCGGTGTCTGTGGTTGCGGTGGCGAGTTTGGCGCGGAGTCGGGCGGCCGCCGTCCGGGCGAGGTCTTCGGGAACGTCGGCGAATTGGGCGGCCAGGTCCAGTGTGGCAAGTTCGGTGGGGGTGGTGCCGAGGCGTCGGGCGGCTTTTATTATGGCGTCTTGCCATTGGGCGGTGTGCCGTGCTAGCAGGGCGAGGGATGCGGCTAGGCCGGCGAGGGCCGTTGTGGCCAGGCCGGCGGGTGTGGCCAGGCGTCCCAGGGTGGAGGTGAGCGTACCGATGGCGTGGGCTATGGGTGGTGGGGTGATGGCTTGGGTGGTGGCGGCCAGGCGTTGCTGGATGGCTTGGGCGATAGTGGGGCGGTCGGGTGGGGCCGCGCGGGCGGTTATGTCGGAGAGCTGCCGGCGGAGGTCTGCGGTGTTGGCTGTGATGCGTCCAAGGGTGAGTTCGATTTGCGCTTGTCCGGCGCGTATGGGTCCAGCGCTCATCTCAGCGATCCAGGAACCGATGCAGTAATCGCGGTAGGCGTTGCAGTGTTTTGTCTAGGGCGGGCCGCATAAAGGGCCGTCTCGGGAAGCGTACTGTGACGGCGCGGCCGGGTCCAGTCCAGGATAGTATGGGCGGGGCTTTGGTGCGTTTTTTTCGGTACAGTGTGGCAGTTAGGCCGTGTTCGTGTACGGCCGGGGCGGGCTGGGTTTGTCGGCTAAAGCGGATGGGGCCAACTACGAGGTGGCGGCCGGGTAGCAGGGCGAATTCTATCGCGCGTAGGTTGGCCGGGTCTGCTACGCGGGTGCGGGGGGGTTTTCCGGGTGGTCGTGGCGGGGCTGTTTTGTTGGGGGGGCCGAGGCTGGTGCGGGCGGTGGTGCGGATGTAGGCTCCGATGCGGGCTAGTGCGCGGCGGGCGCGGGCGTCGATGGCGCGGTCTAGTGCGCGATCTAGCCATAGCTGGCGGAGGTTGGCAAGCATAGGGGGCGTAGGTGCTGGATGGTGTCGATGGTCAACGGGATTTGGCGGGTAGTCGGTCGGTCGTCGTGGTACGCGGCGAGTGCTGCGGTGATTTGCCAGGCTGTGCATTGGGCGAGCGTGTCGGGTGGCCAGTGGAGGATACCGGCGGCGCGGTAGGCGAGGGCGAGGAGGTGGTCGGTTGGTGGTTGGGTTTCGTGCCTTGGCCGGTCGGTCGTCGGCCAAGGCGGGTGGTAAAATCCGTGATGGCGGTCTCCAGTTCGGCTAGGTATTTTGCCAGGGTGTCGGCGTCTAGCTGGTCGGCCAGGGTATCGCGGTCGATGGGGGGTTCGTGTAGTGCGGCTATGATCGTCGCCAGGTCGTAGATAGTCCAGCGCTCGGGGTCGGGCTGGGTTAGGTCGATGTTGTACTGGGTAAGCAGGCGCTCTAGGCGTCCGATGGTGATGCGTAGGGTCATGGCGTGGTCCACCAGGTGGGCGGTTGGTCGGCGTAGGTGGGCTTGAGTGTTACTTCTACGGCTTGCGCGTTGTTGCGTTGTTCCATTTTTCGGTAGTTAAAGACGTGTACATACGCGCGGGGGCCTTGCGCGCCGCTGATCGTAACGGGCTGGTCCGTGGCCAGGAAGTCCAGTGGTGTGCGGTTGACGTAGTGGGTCTGTAGGGCGGCTAGTCCAGGGTCGGCGGGGTCCCATAAGAGGGTTAGGTTGAAGGTCAATTTGGCGGCGCCGTCAACGCTGGCGGCGAAGGCGGCGTTGCGTGGTGTGGCGTCTAGTTCGTCGATCTCGGTTTCGATGGTGGCGTCTTGTACGGTTTTTAGCTCGGTCCATACCGGTGCGGCGTAGGTTCCGGTGTTTACATAGGCTCGGGCGAGGCTTGGTTTGAGCGGGGGCATGGGCTAGGCTCCTGTGGTCTTGTACGTGGCGTAGGTTGCGGTCAGGTGGGTTAGCTGGAGGTGCTGGGTTTTTAGGTGGGCTAGGTCCAGGGCGGGCTCCTCGGCGATGTCGGTCAGTTCCGCGTAGTCGGGCTGTGTCGATAGAAGGCGGCGTGTTACGGCGTCGTGTAGGTCGTCGTGGGCGTTGGAGTTGGCTGGGGTCATGATGAGGATGCCGATGGTGTCGGTGTGGGTGTAGGTGTGGGGGCCGGTGGGGTGGGCGCCGCGGTCCATTGGGTAGAGGAGGACGTGGCCGGTGTCGGGCGGCAGTGTGGGTTGGTCCCATACGGGCCGCGCTGCGGCGTGTACGGTGGTGGGTATGGGATAGGTCGCGGTGGCGAGGATCGTCTCTAGATCGGCCAGTAGCGGCGTCATACGGGCGGGTTACTCCGTGTGTGTATGCGCCAGAGCGGGCCGCTATGTCGGTAGGGTCCATCGTCTGGCGTGGCCACTACGGTGTGGGTCTCGGTGCCGTCGATGATTTGGTCGCCGACGTCGGGTGGCATGGGGATGGCGTGTTCGCGGATGATATAGTCGGTGGCCCAATAGCGGTGTATAGTGCCGTGGGCGTCTTGCAGGACGTAGGCGGAGCGGCCGCGTAGGGCGAGGATTTGCCATGTGTCGTTGCCGCGGCGGTAGGTAACGGGTCGGCCGGCTACGGCGAGTAGTCGGTCCGCTACGGCGTGGAGGTTGTCCATATCAGCGTCCGAGCAGGACTAATACTTTGGTGGCTGTGGTGGCGGCGGCGTCGGCGGCGAGTCCCAGGCGTTTGTTTCCGGTGGCGGTGGTGGTGGCTTTTTTATTGGTGTTGTCCCAGTATAGGACCGCGCCGGCGGTTACCGCGCTGTTGTCTTTGTCGATCTCGTATAGGCCGGTTACGTCTAGGGCTACGGGGACGTTGGCTTTTGCGGGTCGGGACGTGATGGCGATTAGGTCTCCGATTTGTACGACGTCTCCGGCGGCAAGGTCGCTAGTGGGTACGTAGGCGATGGTGAGTCCGTCGCTTACTCGTCGGGATTTGGGCATGTGTTAGGTCTCCTTATTAGGCTCCGGTGGATTTGACGGCGGCTTTCGGTTCTTGCAGGGCCACCCCGAAGTCATGGTAGCCGCGCAATACAATCCCGAGTGTTCCGGGGTCTGGGTCAACCGTTTCGATGGTGGGGCTTTGTTGGCCGTTGAGGAAGGCTACTTCGATAGCGGCCAGTTCGGCGGGGTCTGCCAGGAGGTACCAGGCAGTGCTAGAGGCCGCGTCCAGGTAACGGCTCGATTCGGGGCGGTATTTTCCGGCGTGCGGGTTGCTTACCGGGTACTGGCGGTTGGTGGTGTTGTCTCTAATTTCGGTCGAGTTGAACAGTTGGCCGGCGGTTGCTTGCAGGGCAACGGGGGTCAGCAGGATGCGTGCGTCGTGGCCGATGTACTGGCCGTCGTCGTCTTTGAATTGGGCGAAGGCTACGGCCGCGGCGGTTAGGCCGGCAAGTCCCAGGGCGGAGCTAGCGCCGGTCAGGAGGTTGCCGTTGGCGCTGGTAAAGAAAGCGGAGTCGGCCAGGAAGGTATCCCAGAAAATACGGTTGAGGGTTCGGCCGGCTCCGGCTCCCATTTTGCGGGGCAGGGTGCTAAGGGCGTCGAGGTCGTCGTTGATGATGTCTTGCCGGTCGATCACCAACATTAGGCCATAGGTGTCGGCTTTGTTGGTGTAGCTTCGCTCGCCAAGGGTTCCGTGTTTGAGCGCTCCTCCGGGGGGTACGCGTTCGTACTGGTCGCGTCCGATGAGTCTATAGCTGGTTACGGTCTTGAAATCTTTTACCGCGCGTTGGGCGGATACGTTCCGCCAGGTTTGCTCTACGGAGTTAAAGCCGTCGAGGAGGAATTTGTTGGCGGTGGCTTGGAAAATTGTCGGAAGGTCAACGGTGCTGAACCCGCCCGCGCAGATTTCGGGGGTGAAGGCGTAGCGGAAGATTTGGCGCCAGTCGCGGGTACTGCGGCCGGTGTATCCATTGGCCCAGGCGGCTTCGAGGATGAGTTCTCCAAGTCCCAGGGGCTTCGGCCAGCGCCGTTCGGCGAGCAGTACGGTTTGGGGTCCGTACTTGCGCTCTAGCCATTTTTCGTCGGCGTGTGCAGAGCGGAGGATGGCGCAGGCTAGCAGGTCGGTGCTAGCGGGTTGGTCGTAGGTCTGGATGACGGTCGGTGGTCGGCTTGCGCGGAGTACGGCCAGCGCGGTGCGGCCGGCGTCCCAACCGTCGCGGATGGCTTGTGCGGCGATGTCGGGGTGTTCCGCGGCGATTCGTCGGATTTCAGCGATGCGGGTGGTCTCTTCGGCCGCTGCGGCGCGGATGAGTTGTTGGGCAGGTTGGGGGTCGGCCGCAGGTGGCGCGGGCGTCTGGGTGGGTTGGTCGGCGGCGTTGATTGTGGGTTGGTCTTGTGTGGTTGTGGTGGGGTCGGGCTGTTGCATGGTAGTGGGTCTCCTATGGGCTGCAATGGTGGCGGCCGTGTCCATGTCGGCCGGTAGGTCAACGAGGGATATTTCGCGGAGTTCTGCTTGGGCTACTAGGGCCGGGCCGGTGATTTCTCGTCCGTTTAGGGTGGTTTTTTGGTTAGGGGCGAGTTCAGTAAGGGATAGGGTCTTTGCTCCTATGCTGGCTCTCCAGGGGAACCCGCGGCGGGCGCTGGCGATTACTTCGCGGGTGGCTTCGTTGTCGCGGCTGAGTAGTCCGGTGGCCACTAGGGTGCGGCCGTCGGTGGTGATGGTGTCGGTGTGGCCTATGCCGCGGTCTGGGTCATGATTGAGTCGGAGCGGTAGGCGTTGGTCGGGGATACGTAGGGTGGCCAGGTCGATGTAGATGGGCGTGTCGCTCCAGGGCTGGTCAATGGGGCCGCCGGAATAGGCCAGGATGCGCACGGTGGGGGTGCGTTGGTCGGCGGCTTGGATGTCGGCGTCGGCGGTGAGGCGTATGTCAGGGTTCATTGGTTGTGTCGGGTGGCGTTGGGATTTGGTCCAGGGTTAGGCCGAGTTCTTCCATCTTGCGTCGTTCTCGCGCTATTTGCTCGAGGGCAGTTTCCCAGTCTTGGCCGGTGCGGGCGTACTCCTGGGCTAGTGTGGTTGTTAGGTTTCGCAGTCGGATGGCTTGGGCTGTGGCTTCTTTTGCGGGGTCAACGTGTTCGTGGCCGTCGTAGTACCAGAGTGCGTCTGCGCGGCGTATCTGGAGGCGGTCGTAGGGTGGCGTCAATAGTAGTTCGTCTAGCCAGGCGCGGAAGATGGGGCCTAGTACGTGGCGCTCCAGTCTGGCGCGGTCGCAGGCTAGGCGTCGCTGGAAGGCTTGCCAGTCGAGGCGGCCGGAGGCGTAGTTATGGCGGCTGCTGTCTCCAGTCAGGACGTTAATTGGCACGGTTAGGGCTCGGCTGATAGCGGTCAGGGTCTCGCGGATAAAGTCGCTGTGTTGTGGGGTGGGTTGTGTGGGTTGTAGTTGGGCGATCTTCCATCCGGCGGGCAGGGTGAGCATTGCTCCGCGTTCGATGGGGATGGTCTCCCAGGGGGCGGCGTCGGGGGCGTTAGGCGGCGGCGTGTCGGTGTAGAGTAGTGCCGATATTTCGGCGGCGGCCTCGGCGGTTTGGAGTACGGCGGCGGTGTAGCGGCGGAGTGTGGCGAAGAGGGATAGTACGGGGGCGAGTTCGGAGAGGCCGCGCAGTTGTTCCGGGCGCGTCGGGTGGTAGTAGTGGAGGACGCGGTCCGCGGGCAGGGTGATGGTGGTGTTGGGCAGTGGGGGCAGGTCGCCAGGGTGGCGTTGGAGTAGGCGGTAGCGGGTGGGTAGGCCGTGCTGGTCGTAGTCGATTCCGTCGGCGGGGTCGTTCCAGCGGGTGGGGTCCGTGAACCTATCGGCTTCCAGCGGTCGGATACGTAGGGTTGGGGAAAGGCGCTGGTCGGTCTCGAGGATGGCGAAGGCTTCGCCGTCCACTACGCGGGCGCGGACGATGGTGTATAGGGTCTCGTGTAGGCGTGTCTCGGTGTACCAGTCCGTCCAGGCTTGTTCGATGGCCTGGGCGGCGGCGGGTTGGTCGGGGGCGTCTATTTGCAGGACTAGTTGGCGGCCGAGTAGGTATTGCGTGTAGGTCTCAACCAGGGCGTAGGCGTAGGGGTTGTTGTGGTATTCGTAACGGGCGCGGGCGCGGATTTTTTGGCGAACCGATGGGGTCAGTAATGCGTTGGCGCTGAGTTGGTCGGCGCGGTTCCAGTGGCGGGACGTGTCGTCGGCGATGTCTAGGCGGGCCAGTACGGGCCTAGGTGGGCGTCTGGTTAGTAGGCGTCGGATCCATCCGATCATGTGGGCTAGTCCGTGGCCGCCGGTGGGGACAGTTTGCGCCAGCGCAGGGCTTGGGTCGGGTCGTCGGCGATTTTTGCGGCGCGGGCGTACTCGTCCAGTTCTCGTAGGTCGGCGGCGTCTCTCTCCGTCTTTGTGATGTTATCTACGGTGACGGTTTTTGGCTGGCGGGCTAGATCGGCGATTTCTTCGGGTGTTATGCTCATGCCGTCATTTTAGCGTGTGGCGCGTCTTTGTCGATACTGTTCGGCAAAGCTGATTTTGCGGGGTTGGGTGGTCTGGTCTTGGCCGGTGGCTTGGGCGACTACAGTTGCTAGTACCAGGGCGTCTAGGAGGTGGTTTTGGCGGTTGGGTAGGGGTTGCCAGTCGGTCCAGCGGGCTTGTCCGCGGGTGGCGGTGATGGGTTGTTCCGCGGTTAGGTGGTCGGCTAGGGTCGCATGGTCGGCGGGGTTGTCTCCTGGTAGGGCGTATCCGGCGGAGGCGTCTAGTCGTAGGCGGTCGTGGATGTAGGTCTTGGTGTGGCTGGGGTCGTGCAAGAGGCTCCAGGTGGGGCGGTGGGTGTAGCGCGTGATTCTCCATCCGGGGCCGGTTCTGTCTCCGGGGCGCGGTGCCAGGGGTAGGGTGCGGTGGCTAGCGGATCGGCCATGTGCGGGCCAGAGTATGTCGCGGCGCGGGTGGGTGGCGATCAGGGTGTAGATGGCGTCGGTGAGTTCGTGCCAGTTGGCGTCTATCGCTAGCGCTCGGGGCTCTATGGTGTTGGGGAAGGCGTGTATGGGGTAGGGGCGGAGTAGGTGGGTCAGTAGGTCGCGTAGTGCGGCGATGGCGGCGGTGTGGGCGGGGCCGGGGTAGCGCGTGGCGATGGGTACGGCTGGCTGGCGGTCGTCCCATTGGGGCGTGGGTTGGGGTGGCCATGTGCCGTAGTCGATGATGTAGGGGGTGCCGTGTGCCCAGGCGAGGATGGCGTAGTAGTGTAGGTGTGCGCCGGTGTCTATGCCGATGGTGACGGCGTGGGCATCTGGGGGGCAGGTGGCGCGGGGCAGGTGGGATAGTCGGGCGGTGATTGCGCGGGGGGTGGCGATTTGGGCGGCATTGTCGGGTCTGGCGGGCTGTAGTTGGTACTCCGCGGCGAAGGCAGCGGGGCCTAGGTCGTCGAGGAGGTCCATGGCGTATTGGATGGCAGATAGTTGGTCGGGGCTGTGTAGGTGTGGCCAGGTGGGGTCTGCTCCGGCGTCCATTGTCTGCTGGTGGGTGCGGTAGTAGTCGGTGGCCAGGTCCGTGCCGTGGGTGTGGTCGTGTGCGCGCAGGGCGCGGTACTGGTCCCATAGGTCGGTTCGTGTGGGTAGGGCTCGTAGGAGGGGGATTCGTAGGCGGTGCCAGTGTGGATGTCGCTCTGGGTCCAGGTATCGTTCGGCCAGGTCGTCGGGTGCGATGGGGGTAGCGGTCATGAGGATTGCTAGGGGTTTGGTGGGGCTAGCTAGGCCGGCGATCGCTTGTTGCAAGAGTTGTTCGCGTCGGTCGGTTTGGCGCGGGGATTGGGCGGACGCGTCCGTCTGTGGGTCGTCCAGGAGGATTAGGTCGGGGCGGATGGTGCGTCCGTCGGGCAGTCGGGCGGCTTGGCCGCGGATGGCTCCGGTTAGGCCGGCGGTGCGGATTATGGCGGCGTAGGCGGGGCCGGGTATGGCGGGCAGGCGTAGCATGTGGCGGGTCCAGCGTAGATGTGTGGGTTGGCCGTGGTAGGTCTGGCCTGGGCAGCGGTGGGCTATGCCGTCGGTGGCGCGGATGGGGTGGCATACTTCGGGCCAGTCGGCGGCGAGTAGTTCGTTTGTGGCTAATTCGTCGCGTATTCGTGCGGCCAGGTCTTCGGCCATGCGTGCGGTGGCGGCGACTAGGAGGGCATATCGGCGGTGTCCGTGGAGTATTGCCCATAGGGTCGCGGCCAGGGCAAGGGTTGTTTTGCCGTATCCGCGGGGCATAGCGAGCAGTGTTTGGCCGCTTGATAGGATGCAATTTTGCATTGCGGCGAGCGCGGCGCGGTGGGCGTCGGCGAAGGGCAAGTAGAAGGTGCGGGGCAGGTACGTGGTGCAAAAGTTGGCCAGGTCGTGTTTGGTTTTGGCGCGGCGCTCGGTGTCGGCTATGGGTGGTATGGGGGCGATGTCTCGGCCGGCGGCCGAGAGTAGGCGTTGGCGCTCGGCGGCGGAGGTACGGTGGCGCTCGTAGGCGTTAGAGTTGGGCGATGGTCTGCTGGGCAAGGCGGGCTAGCTCGTCTAAGGGTGCGTGGGACAGGTCCAGCGTGGGGTATCGCGGGGTCAGGGCGGCAAGTAGCAGGTCGCGGGCGCGGGCGGCGGCCGGGTCGTGTTGGTCCGTGGTGGGCTGTGGGCGGAGGTGATCTAGTTGTAGCAGGCGGTGCATTTCTTTTTGGGCAGCTAGCGCCACTTTTAGGTCTTGGGTCGATAGTGCGCGCCGGAAGAGTTCACGCAGGCGGCGGATGGCTAGTCCTAGCTCGTGGCGTAGGTCATAGTCGGCGGCCGCCGTGATTCGGCGGCGTGCGGTGGCGATGAGATTGTCTATGCGGTCGGGGGGTAGTTGGAGCTGTTGGGCTTGGGTCCGCAGTTGGTCGGGGGTATAGCCGGCTATGAGTAGAAGGATGGTGCGGTCCAGGGCGGGATCATCCGGCATAGGCTACGCAGAGTGTGACGGCTAGGGGTGCTTGGGTCTGGGCTAGCTGGGCGAGGTGTTGCATGGTGGTGCGTATGTGTTGGCCGTCTCCTATTTCGTCGGCGATTAGGACGATGTGGCGGGCGTGTGGCGATAGTCGGGCTTGGTCGGCGGGGATGGGGTCTGGTAGGTGTAGGGTGGTGGCTATGTGGCGTGCCAGGTAGGGGCTGGCGTTAGGTCGGTCGTCGTCTGGGTGGTCGGGTAGGTAGTAGAGGTGGGCGGCCGTGGGTTCTAGGTCTGGGGCCAGGTCTCGTAGTAGGTAGAGCATGTGGGCGGCGTAGCGTGGTGTCTCGTGCTGGGTAAGGGGGAGTCCGCAGCGATAGGCGCGGAAGGTGCGTGCGCGCATGGCGGTGGTGCAGCTAGCTACGTTTGGGCCGGCGCGGCGGTGGTAGAAGCGGCCGGTGGGGCTAACGGTGGCTTGGGCGTTGGCGAGTTCGTCGATCCAGGTGCGGTGAAAGTCGTAGAGGGTCATGTCGTTGGTGATGGTATATTGTTCGATGCGTGGGTTGCTGTTTAGGTTGGCGCTCGTTTCGACGGCTATGGCGTGTTCGTGGGTGCGTAGTAGGGTAACTTTCGCATGGGACCGGGCCAGTCGTATGCGTTGGTTGCGTTTGGCCAATGCGGCGCGGAGGTGTGCATAGGTGGTGGCGTCTCGGCGGGCAAAGTAGGTTCCGGTGATTAGGGTTATTCCGCGTAGGGTGGTGGCGTCTAGTAGGGCGATGATTTCGTCGGCGTTGCGCCGGGATATGGTCCAGGTGGCGGCGTGGCATAGGGCGGGGCCGGTCCAGTGGTCGAGGATGGTGGGCACTATGTCCCAGGCGTCCCAGGTGGCGTCGGATTGGATGTGTAGGGTCTCTCCGGGTCGGAGTGGTCGGCCTAGTACGCGGGCCAGGTGGTCGCGGGCGGTGATGCGTAGTAGTCGGCGGTGGGTGGCGGTGCGTCGGTGGGTTCGTGCGGGCGGTATGTGGTCGGTCTCCTGGTCGTCTATTAGTTCGGGGAGGTCGGGTATGTCGGGCAGGTCGGGTAGCTCGGGAAGGTCGGTGGTCATCGGGCGGGTCGGTAGTAAATGTGTTCCGTGCGCCGAATTACGGTTGCGTCTCCGCGCAGGGTACTGGTTAGGATTCGGGATTCGCGGGCGCATCCGGCTTTGTCCAGTTTGTTTAGGGCGGGGTGGTCATAGGTGGTTAGGATTACCGCGCCGCGTAGTTGGGTTAGCAGTGTGATGAGGCGGTGGTAGTGGCGGTCGGAAAATTGGTGGCGGTAGA